GTGTTGCCTTGTGCAGCACATCTCACCCGATCGACGGCAATACGATCGCGAACAAGCCGACGACTGACGTTGACCTCAACGAGGCGACGTTGTTGAACGCGATGATTGCGATCCGCACCAACTTCCGCGACATGGCGAACCTCAAGGTCTTCGCTCGTGGTCGTAAGTTGATCGTTCCTCCGCAGTTGGAGCCTGTTGCAATTCGTCTTCTGAAGACGGAATTGCGTCCGGGTACTGCAGACAACGACGTCAACGCAATCCTTACGACGGCTGGCGGCCTGCCGGAAGGCTACATGGTCAATGACTTCTTGACCTCGTCCTTCTATTGGTACTTGCTGACGAACATTGACGGCCTTTCGTACATGGAGCGCGTCAAGTTTGAAACGGACATGCAGGTCGATTTCGTTACGGACAATCTGTTGGTCAAGGGCTACGAGCGGTACTCCTTCGGGTACTACAACTGGCGCTCGATTTACGGTTCGTTCCCGACCTCGTAATACGGAAAGGCTCCCAGCAATGGGGGCCATTCTTAGGAGACAAATATGTCATCGACTATTTTTACGGGTCCGCTACTTGCAGGTAACGTCCTCAACAGCGACGGCACGGGCAACCTTGCTGGCGTTGGTGGTAGTTCCGGCACGCAGAACGTGGGCTTTGCGGAGATGGTGCAGTTTGCGCCTATCACGCAATCGACCTCTTCTGTTGCTACGACTATCGTCATTCCTGCGAATAGCCTTATCACCAGCATGTATGTCAACGTGACGACTGCTTGGTCGGGCGGGAACTTGCAGATTGGCGTTGCTGGTACGGCAACGGCGTTTGCGAATGCTGTCACGGCGCCCGGCGTAGGCCAGAACTCTGTTACTCCGACCACTGCAACTCAGGTTGGTGTTTGGAATAACGTGAGTTCGACGCAAGACCAGCAGGTCGTTGTGAGTTCTACCGCTGGTACAGCGGGTGTTGGCGTTCTCATCGTCAAGTACCTGCAGGCGGCTAACGGTTACACCAACGGCCAATACGCGGCCTAATGGGAGCATGATATGAAAGGTCATAAGAAGCATCACAAGGCCAAAGGCGGCCACGTTGGTGTCAACGAAGCGGAGATGGACCTCAAAACCCGTCCTGAACCGCGCACCAATGCGAAGGAAATCGACAAGGAAGCCGAAGAGCGTAAGCATGGTGGTCGCGCCAAGCGTAAGCACGGCGGTAAGGCGCCTAAGCACGAGATGATGGTCGAAGGTCATCACGGCAAGCATCACGCTGGCCGTAAGCCGCGCAAGCATGGCGGCAAGACCTCTGGCAACATCTTTGCGTTCACGGCCCACAAGGGCACGGAGCCGAAGGCGCATACCGTGGAAATGGGCATGAAGTAAACTGGGACCCCCCTCTACCCAGTTTTTCTTGCACTAACGGGGGCCTTGTGCCCCCGTTTTTCCTTCGACTTGAGGACATGCCATGCGCCCAGTAACAGTCACGGTTGGCCCACTTGCTGCTGCGAGCGCCAACAACATTTGCACCACACAGACGCCGACGACGTCGTTCACCTTGAACGGTGCTTTAGTCGTCAATGGTGTTGCTTTTTTGGATACGCCTCGTCGAATCCTTTTCACCACGTCGGCCAATGAGAGCGGCAAGAATGCTGTTCTGACGGGAACCGATTACAACGGCAGCGCGATTACCGAAGTGCTGGCATTGACCAACATCGGCACCAGTTACACCAACATGGACTTTGGCACGATCAAGTCGATCACCATCAGCGCCGCTGCGGCTGGCGCAATTACGGTCGGAACCAATACAGTCGCTTCGTCGATGTGGGTTCGCCTTGATGAATATGCGTTACCGCAAACCTCTATTCAGGTTACGGTCAACGGAACGGTCAATTACACGGTTCAGCAGACCTTGCAGGATCCAAACAGCCCGACCAATCCGGTCCTCCCTTATCAGGTGGCGTGGGTTAACAGCGCGGACCCTGCTGTAGTCAATTCGACGGCGACGGTTCAGAGCAATTATACCTACAATCCAACATGGGCTAAGGTGACGCTCAACAGCGGCACGGGCTCTGTTTCGGCAGTGTTTGCCCAATCCGGCAACGCGCCTTACTAATCTGGAGAATGACCCATGGCTGGTTTATCTGAAGCCGCGCAAACTCTTCCCGCAGATCCGACATCCAATATCACTGCGGCTCCGCAGCGCCTGCGTGACAACGTCGGCAAGTTAGAAGTTTCGGAAGTCCAGAACCTCTTTGAGGCCGACTTTGAATACGGTGGCCAGCCGATGCGCTGGGAACAGGTCATTATTGGCGGCGCGACAATTACCCCTAACTCTGCGTTGGGCGGCGTTGTCATGTCGGTCACTGCGGCTTCAGGCGACATCGCAATTCGCCAGACTCGTCCGTATATTCGGTATCAGCCGGGCAAGACTCTGTACATGGCCAGCGGTCTTTTGTTTGGTGTCGCCAACACAAACCAGCGCCAGCGCGTAGGGTTTTTTGACGATGGTAACGGGTTGTTTTTTGAACAGGCTGATCCTACTGCAACAAATCCTTCGGGCATGTACGTTGTTTATCGATCGGACGCGAATGGTTCAGGCGTTGTCGATACTCGTATTCCATCTAATAATTGGTCGGATCCTCAAGGCGTTTTCCGTGGTTTAAATCCTGTTGTTGGCGCTTTCAACGTCAACAACATTCAAATGTGGTGGGTGGAATTCGCTTGGTACGGGGCCGGGTTGCTTCGTTGGGGCGTCATGGTTAACGGCGAACCGTACGTCCTCCATCAGGTCGGTATAGGCAACTTGTCTGCCCAAACGCTTGCATGGGCGCGCACGGGAAACTTGCCTGTCCGGTATGAACTTCGCAACATCGGCGCTTCTGCTGCTGGCAGCATGACGCACTATGGCGTGTCGGTTCTTGCCAAAGGCAAGATTGATACTCAGCGTGGGTTTACGTACGGCTACGGCACCAGCGCCTCCAGAACCGTTACCACAGGCACTCGCTATCCGGTTCTTTCCGTCCGTTACCGCAACATGGGCACGTTGGAGTATGGCGTTGATTCGGCCTACTCTGGCGCCAACGGGACTCTCCCTGCAGGTGGCGCTGCGATTGCCAGCGCAACCAACACCGCTGCCTCTAGCACCGTGACGCTGACGGGAACTCCGCTTGTCGCTAATGCATGGGTTGGCAAATACATTTTCTGCCGTGGCGCCACGGCATCGATCACGGGCATTACGATTACGGGTAGCGTGGCCACTGCCACGACGGCGGCGAATCCCAACTATTTGACTGTTGGTCGTTGGGTGACGATTAACGGCGCAACGCCAGCGACGGGCACGTTTCCTACTCAAGTTCAGATCACTGGCGTCACGGCCAACACGTTTACCTTTAACACGACGGCTTCGGGCACGGTAACGGGCACGATCACTTACCAAACGGGTCAGGGATCTGTTGGCCGCATTACCGCAAACACGACAAGCGCCCTGACGGTCGTGGATAACGTGCAGGGTGGCCCGATGCCTGTCCTGCCTGCGGCTGGCGGCAACTACATTCTCGGAGTCATTGACCGTGGTCAATTGCTTCCGCAGATTCTGTCCATTTTCTCTAGCGCCAACTGCACGCTGGAATTGATTGCGTCTACTTACTCTTCTCCGATTGCGTTGACTGGCGCATCGTTTGCAACGATGTACAGCCTTGGATCGCTGAACAGTTTCGCAGAGCGTGACGTTTCCGCTACGGGGCTTGTTGGCGGCGAAGTGGTCTATAACGCACCTCTGCCCTCTGGTGCTCTGCAGAACTTTGACCTGTCGAACTTTTTCCCGCTGTACAACAATGTGCAGGGCAATCAGCCAGACATTTTGACGGTCGCCATTACTGGTTCTGCGAGCATCAATGCCAGTATCATTGCTCAAGAAGCAATGTCTTAATCCTCTGGATAGGAAGGCCAAATGAGCGCTGGCACTTACAATTTAAACATTGAGCAAGGCGCGACGTTTATTCGGGTCTTCCTTTGGCAGGTCGGCGGTACGACGGACTGCGGGGGCTGTAGCACCAGCACATCGACGGCCACGCCCGTTGATTTGACTGGGTTTTCTGCCGACATGCAGATTCGGCAGACCCAGCAGTCCACCACGATCCTGTATGAGGGCAGTACCGCCAATGGAAATATCGTCCTTGGCGGCACTGCTGGGACGATTACGCTGACAATCCCATCCACGACGACAGCCGGGTTCACGTGGCTGCGTGGCGTTTATGACATGAATCTCACTTCTGCCGGGGGTATAGTTACGAGATTGCTGCAAGGCACAGTCGTCGTTTCTCCAGAAGTGACCCGGTGATATGTCTGGATCCACAAATTCACCGAATCAAGTCTCCTCTCTTGGGCCTGATGATCTAGTACAGGTTACGGTCACTGAGACGCCTCAATTTGAGGTTTCGGTCACAGAATCGCCCACCACGGTCGCCGTATGTGATGGCGTCACCGACGTCGTCATTACGCAGGCAACTTCCGAAATCGTCTCGATTGTCGAAACGCCACAGCCGGAAATCGTTTCGGTAGCGGTTGTTGGCCCTCAGGGCCCACAAGGACCTCAGGGTCCACAAGGCCCTGCAGGACCGTCTTTGCCGGGCCCTACTGGCGCCACTGGACCTACTGGCCCTACTGGCCCTGCTGGTCCCACAGGCGCTACGGGCGTTACTGGAGCCATGGGTCCGCCGGGGAATGACGGGTCTGACGGCGATGAAGGTCCTATTGGGGCTCCCGGCCCACAGGGTCCGCAAGGCCCGACAGGAGCCACGGGCGCTACTGGTGCCACGGGCGCTACTGGTAAGACGGGTGCGCGCGGTCTGCGCGGTGCAACGGGATCGACTGGTGCGACTGGTGCGCAGGGTATCAAGGGTGACACCGGTGCGCAGGGTACACGTGGTGCCACTGGTGCTCGTGGTGCAACGGGATCAGCTGGTGCTCGTGGTCTCACTGGTGCCACCGGTTCGCAGGGTCTGCGCGGTGCCACCGGTGCCCGCGGTGCCACCGGTGCGCGCGGTGCCACCGGTCATGTCGGTGCCACCGGTGCCACGGGTGCTCACGGTAGCCAGGGTGGCCAAGGTGCACGCGGTGCTACCGGTGACACTGGTGCGACAGGTTTGCAAGGTCATAAGGGTGACACCGGTTCACAGGGACTTCGCGGTGCCACTGGTACTCGCGGTGCCACTGGTTCAAAGGGATCAACAGGTGCCACTGGTAAGACGGGTGCCGTCGGTGCCAC